TCATGTCGCCTTCCGGCGGCCGGTCAGGACGGTGGTGAAGCCGCCGCTTTCGAAGTCCTGGGTATGGACCGCCGTCTCCACGATCCAGTCGCCCGACAGTTCAGGGCGCAGGCCGGTCACGGTCAAAGGGGTCTGGGCCATGATTTCGGCCCGGCCGTCCAGGGTGAGTTCGACGCCGTTCCCGGCGCCCTTGAGGCGGGTCAACTCGGCCTCGGCCGCCGCCTTCGCCGCCGCCTCGCTCGGATAGAGATTGCGCAGGGTCTTCACCGGATCGCCGTCGCCGGCCTCAGCGAACCGGGTGCGGCCTGCGGCGGCGTCACGCCAGCGGGCGCGGACCTTGCCGTGTGCGTCTCGGTCCGCCTGGACGGCCCGCCACCGGGTCAGGTCCGACCGATCCAAGGTCACAGCGGTCAGGGCCTGGCCCGAGGCCGAAAGTCCGGTCGCGGCCGGCGCGAAGACCAGACACCCGTCCTTGGGCGCGGCCACGGCGCCATTTTCGCGGCCGAGGCGCGTCAGGAAGTGGAGGTCGCTCTCGTTCGCCTGGTCGCGGTGGTCGATGGCGCGACCGGCCAGGGACGTGGCGCAGGCGGGCGTCAGGCCGTTCTCGTCGGCGATCCGGGCCACGATGGCGCCCAGGGTGGTGTTTCGGAACGACCGGGTCCGCTGAACCTTCAGGCCCGCACGCATGTCGGCCGCCTTGGCGCGGATGGTTAGGATGTCAGGCGGCCCTTCCGGCTCGACCTCGTCCACAGTGAACTGGCCCAGGTAGAACAGGCCAGCGCCGCGATAGCCCATCGACACGCCCAGCACCCGCCCGCGCGGCGGGCTTTCGACCCGGTTGTCCCGATCGTCGATGACGATTTCCAGCGTGTCCGATTCCTCGCCGCTGTTGTCGGTAACCGTCAGGTTCTTCAGCCGGTCGCGGACCTTGGCGGTCAGATCGTCGTCGCCCAGGGTCAGGCGGAAGTCAGGAAGCGCCCTCAGTCCCACAGGCGCACCGTGGGTTTGGTCTCGGCCGTCGCCAGTTCCGGCAGGGTGACGACGACGCCCGCCGGCAGACGGGGCGGAAGGGCGGCCAGATGGGGGTTGGCGGCCAGGACGGCCTCGGTCGCGCCTTGGGTGCGGCCATAGACTTCCAGGGCGATCTTATCGACCACGTCGCCCTGGCGGGTCGTCATGGTCCGGTTGGGGGTGCGGGTCATGCGGCGTCCTCGCCATAGGCGCCCAGGCGGATGCGGAAGTCCTGGCGCTGGGCCACCCCGTTCGACAGGAAGGCGCTCCCCCGCTCGCTCACGCCCTCGATCATGAACAGACCCCAGACCTTGCCCGTGCCGTCCGTCAGCATCAGGGGCTTCTGTTCGCGCGCGGCGAGGCGGAAGCTCTCGACCCGATCGCGGGCATGGCGCTGGCCCGGATAGCAGACGCCTTCGATGTCCACCGTCTCATCCAGGCCGAGGGTCTGACGGGCCGACTGGCGGCCCGCGCGGGCAATCTTGGCGGTCATGACCTCCAGTTCGCGGTTGAGGGACTGATAGGCCCCTTCGGCGACCGAGAACCGGATGTCGCCCAGCGTCATGAGAACGTCGGCCATCAGTCCAGTCCGTCGAACAGGCGGGCGCGGAAGGCGTCGGCCGCCGCGCGGCCGGCCGTGGCGCCCTGCCGGGCTGCGTCGGCGCCGGCCGGGATGGTGACTTGGATCGTGACCTGGTCGATCTGGACGCCGCCACGGCTGGACCGGCGCTCGGCCGGAGCGGCCGAGGCCGGCGCGGCCAGGCTGGAGAGGACCGCCGGCATGGCGCTGCCGACCGGTCCGGCCGTGGCGCCCGGCATGGCCGTGACCAGGGCGGCGCCCACCGCCGCGACCTGACCCACGGCGGATCGGCCGCCGCGCGTCAGCCCCAACGTCAGCCCTTCCATGGTGTAGCCGCCCAGGGCCGCAAAGACCCGGCTGGGCGACTTGATGCCGAGGACGCCCTTGAACCGCGCGACCGCGCCGTTCGCCACGCCGACAACGGCCCCGGCCACCTCGCCCAGCATCGCCCGGACACCCGAAATCAGACCTTGCATGATCATGCGGCCAAACCCGTTGAACCGGCTCGCCATGCCCGTGAAGAAACCGGAGACCGTGGACCAGGCGCCGCGCAGCGTCTCGATCGGCCGCCAGTTCATGGCGCCACGGATGAATCGGAATGCCGCCATGACGCCGCCCGCGAAGACGCCGATCGGCGAGAGGTTGAAAGCCAGAACCAGCATCCGGCCGAACTGACGCCCGGCGTTCGTCGCGCCGTCCAGTTGGCCCTGCGTGGCCTGCATCGGCTGCATCAGGCGGCCGAGCCAACCGAAGAAGCCGCCGACTGCGCCAGCGACGGCGTCCCACAGCGGTTTCAGGGGACGCAGCGCGCCGCCGATCGACGAGAGCGCCGGCCCGAAGGCCTCGCCCAGGGCCTGGCCCACGCCGCCGAAGAAAGCCTTGATCGGCTGCCAATACTTGCGGACCACGACAGCGACCACGGCGACGGCCGCGACGGCGGCGGCGACGCCCAGGACCAACGGGTTCGCCAGCAGCGACAGGTTGAAGCCGATGGCGGCCATGCGCATTCGAGCGAAAGCGCCGATGACCTGGGCGGCCCCGGCTTGTAGGGCGGCGCCGCCCATCGTGCCGAACACCGTCCGCATGATGAGAATCGGCCCGAGAATGCCGACGACCGCCTGACCTAGAGCGGCGGCAGACACCGCGAAACCGGCAAAGCCAGCCGCCGCCCAAACGGCCGTCTTGGCGATGAGCGATCCCTTCTCGCCCGATTGGGCGAGCCAGTCAGCGAACCGCTCCAGCAGTGGGACGACGGCTCCGACGGCTGGAGCCAGGATTTTCCCGACCGCGATCCCCATCCGCTCCATGCCCGCCGCGTAACTCATCTGCTTTTCAGAGCCGGTCGCCCGCATCCTGCGATAGGAGGTCTCGACCGTGCCGCCGGCAGCCTGGGCGGCCGTTCTGATCTCGTCGAACCGCTTGCGGCCGTCGATCAGAGCCGCAAGACCGAGTTGCGCCTGCTGGTCGGTGAAAAGCTGGTTCAGCTGAGCGCCGCGCCCCATCGCCTCGCCAGTGATGTCCATGATGGCGTCAAGGGCCGAACGTCCCTTGGCTTGCTCCTGACGGAGGCGGGCGCGGACATCGACCTTAAACTTGGCGAAGTTGTTGGCCGTCTCATTGGCGTCCATCTTCATCAGCAGATCGCGCATGTAGGTCGCGGCCTCGGAAGAGTCGCCGACCTGGTCGCGGATCGCCGTCAGGGCGGCCGTCACTTCCGCCACACCCCGGACGCCCGTCATCCCCCGCCGCGCAGCCGCAGCCCCGATCGAGGGCAGATATTGCGCCATGTCCTTAAGTTCGAACTTGCCCTGTTTGCCGGAATAGGCGGCGGCGTCGAACGCGCGTTCGATCTGGTCGGCCGACACGCGCATATTCTGATTGAAGGCCATGGCGGCGTTGGCGGCGTCATCAAAGGCGACCCGCGCCCCGATCGCCACCTTAGTCGTGGTCCCCAACAGCTGACCGGTGGTCTCATCGGAAAGGCCGCCCGCGACGAAGATGCCTGCCGCATCGGCGACTTCGGTCGGGCGTCGGCCGAGGCGCGAGGCGGCCATGATCGCTCGGTCCATGCGCGCGATCCGATCTGCCGTCATGTCAGCAGTATCGCCTATGACGGCCAGCTTTTCCTCGTAGGTGGTCGCGAGAGCGGTTGCAGAGCGCAAGGGGCGCATCATGGCCTCGCCAGCCCTGCCGATGCCGTCAGTGATCAAGGATGCCGAGGCCAGGCGGGTCAACTTTCCGTCTAGCTTTTCCAGCCCGGCGCTCCAGCGGCCCGAGGCCGCCTTTCCCATCTCCTGGGCGCGGTTCAGCTGACCAATGGCCGAAACCGCGTTGCGCGACGGTCCCGACAGTCGGTCAAAAAAGCGCAGGGTCAGGGCGGCGACGAGGTTCTTCATGGTCTATCCGAAGGCGCAGCGCGATTGGCTCATGAACTCGATCCGCGCCTTGGCGCGGGGCTGCCAGGTTTCGAGTTGATCCAGGGTGAGGTTGTCCAGCACGTCGGGCGTCCAGCCGTAGGCGAAGGCGATGACCTCCTGCATCGCCTCCAGCCGCCCGCCGGCCATTACTCCCCCAGGATTTCGTTCAGCCAGCCGTCGATCTTGCGGATGTCGGCGGCGTCCATTTCGTCGAACAGGTCGGAGGGCCGCTCGGCCAGGCTCCCCATCATCTCGAAGGAGCGCTCGATGTTGCTGCCCTTGCCGCTTTGCATGGCTCGGATTTCCCGGCCCTTAGGACGGCGTAGGGTCAGCGACTTGATCGTCTCACCTTGGAAGTTGACCGGATAATCCAGGTCGAACGTCTTTGCGGTAGTGGTGTCGGTCATCAGGCCCTCCTTAGACGCCCAGGTTGGCGCGACGCTGCGCCAGCTGATCGACCCCGCCGATCCGGCGGATGCCGTTCAGCAGGTCGATTTCGTAGATCTCCGTCCCGCCGATGCGGAGACGGTAGTAGTTGGGCGTCAGGGCCAGCTTGACCTCGCCCTTCTTGGGATCGCCCCATTCGCCGGGATCGACGCTGGTCACCAGGCCGCGAAACTGGCCGATGACGGCGACCTTGGGCGCATTGACCCCTTCGCCTTCCATCGACCCGCGCAGGGTGATGGGCGTGTCCCGCGAAAGGGCCGCCTTCAGGACGCGCTCGTTCAGTTCGGCGAAGGTCAGTTCGGCTTCCAGCTTCTCGATGCCGAATTCCAGTTCGTCCTCGCCGTCCATGCCGCCGTCGCGGAAGGCCTCGGTCTTGGCCTTGATCGGGGGCAACTTGCCGCCCGTGGTCAGGCCGATCATGCCGAAGCCGTCGATGAAGGCGGTGTAGCCCTTGATGGACCGGGGTAGTGCTCGCATGGGTCAGGTCTCCTTAAGCGGCTTGCGCGCCGGCGCTGGAGACCAGTTCGGCATAGTAGCCGGTCTCGCGCTGGAACAGGAAGGTCAGGCGGTCCAGCGGGGCGGGCGCCTCGCCGTCCAGGTTCACGTAGAGACGACCCGCCCGGAACGTCGCCTCGGTATTCAGCTCGGGGTCGATCCACACCCGGCCGCCCAGCTGGGCGCCTCGGGCCTTGAGGCTGCGCTGATAGGCCTCCAGTTCGCCCGCGATGTCGTCCAGCAGATTGGCGCTGAACGGCCGGTCCTGCGCCCAGCGGAACGAGCCCTCGATCGCGTCGAAGACCATGTCCATGCAACGCCGCTGGGCCAGGAACTCATATTCGCCGTCGTTCGGCGGGGTGCGGTTGCCGACCAGGCGGAAGCCGTCGTCATTGACGATCACCGCCACCCCGGCCTCGTTCAGGACGTTGGAGCTTGCGGTGGCGTCCGACCGGCTGAACTCGATCGGACGGCCGATCGAGACCACGCCGTTCAGGGTCCGGTTCGACGGCGACCACCAGAAACCGCGCTCCTGGTCCGACAGGGCGATGACGCCGGCGACATGGGCCGAGGCCGGTCGCTGGACGATGGCGCCGGTGCGGGCCAGGACGCCCACGGTCGGATCGACCGGATAGATGCGCTCGCCCGCTTCCAAGGCCGCCTTGGACACGGCGTGGGCGTCCGTGTCGCTGGGCCCGTCGGCGACGACCACGGCGCGCAGCTTGTCGGCAATGCCGCGCAGGGCCATCACGACGGGGTTGGCGGCGCCGTTCGTCTGTTGGTGGGTGAAGCCCGTGGCGATCAGGATTTTGGGCTTCATGCCGGTTTCGGACTTGGCGGCCAGCAGGGCGTAAACCCCGGTCTTGGTCGCGGCCGTCCCGACGACGAGCGCCTGTTGCGCCGAGGCCGAGGCGTCGGCGGCGACGCGGACCACCACGATCGGCGTGCGGGTCTGGTCGTAGATGGCCTGGATCGCGGTCGGCAGGGTGCCTTCCGCGTCCAGGGCCGCATTGGCCGCCAGCGTCTTGGTCAGTCCGGCCGCCTGGGTCGCGCTGGTCACCAGCACCGGCCGATCCAACGGAAAGGCGTCGGGATCGGCGAACGGCGCGGTTCCGACCAGGCCGATGACGGCCGTGGACGGGGTGGTGATCGAGCGCGAGGCGGTCTTCAGTTCGACGACCTCGACACCGTGCAGATAGGCGTCAGTCATTTTGGTCTTCTCCAGGGGTTTGGGTCTCGTCTTCGTCGGTCAGTCCGGCCCAGAGGACCGGCCAGTCGATGGTGTTGGGAAAGCCGGCCTGCGCCGGCACGTCGCGCAGCGTCTGGAGATGATCCAGCAGGGCGACATAGCGGTCGGCCGACAGGGTCGTCGGGCGGCCCATCTCGATCTCGTCGCGGTGGCGTTCGACCATCCAGCGCAAGGCCGCGACCTCAATGTCCCGGCGGCGGCGGGCGGCGGCGGCCAGACTCTGGATCGAGGGCGCCGGCGGATCGACGGCGATCGGCGCGCCGTCCGGTCCAGCCTGAACGATCTTGCCGCGACTGGCGGCCTCCAGCAGGGCGGCGTGATCTTCGGCCGAGACCTCGACCGCATCGTCAGGGATGGGCGAAGGCCAAATGGCTTCGTCGTAGAAGGCGCCGGTCGCTGGGCTGAAATGCACGGTCATGATGGGTTCAGGATTCAAGGGTCAGAGTTGGGGGTCGATGTAGCCACCGCCGCCGCCGCCGCCTCCGCCGCCGCCGCTGCTGTAGGCGGGGTCCGGCGCGCCGTTGACGCGACCCAGGGCGATCCATTCGTAGCCGTCCAGGTTCCCGGCCGAGCCGTTGGCGCGGTTGGCGAAGAAGACGATGCGGTCCTGGTACCGGCCGACGACCTGCATGTAGTAGTCGGAATTGACGTTGCTTCCGGGGTTGCGTGGCGTCGCCAGGGCGACCAGGCACCCGCCGCCGAAGGCGACCGGCAGGTAGGCATGGGTCGAACCCTCGGCGATGTTGGAGGTCACGACGCCCCATTGAATCATCAAACCCGTGCCGGGGATGACGGCGTAGCCGCTGGTGCCCAGGTTCCGAGCGAACGACGAGAGCGCGGCTGGAGTGATGAAGCGGTCCGTCGCCGCACCCGCCGCAGCCTCTGCTGGAGAGGCGGCTTGGAGCGTGGCGTCGCTCCATAGCTTCGCCCAGAACGGCTGATGATTGCGGGTGATCGCCACGCCGACATGCAGGTTCGGCGGTTGGTTCGCTTCGGTGACGCGCCCCACATAGATTCCGCCCCAGCCCCCATCGTTGTCGCGGCGGCCCGTCTTCATGAAATAGCCGTAGCCGCCGTCAGGGCTCCAGGCGCTGTCCGGCGTCAGGATGGCCGACCAGCCGGTGGGCTGATCGCCATACTCCTGTGCGGTGTTCAGCTTCACCAGCAGTCCAGCGCCGGTGCGGCCTAGATTCGTGGCGCTCTTGAGCACCACGTCATCCTTGCCCGTGACCTGGGACCAGTCGTGAGAGTGGATCGCATTGGCCTTGTCGGCGGGATTGAAGTTGGCTGTGTCCCAAGGCGTGGCGCCGTTAAAGTTGGGGCGTTGGGCGAAGATCCACGAACGGCCGTTGTCACCGCTGATGTAGAGGTTGCCGTCGGGACCGTCGCCATAGCCAATGTAGCCCAGGCGGACGCCGTTGGAGCGAAACTCTAGCAGGCCCGCGCGGTCGTCACCGCCAACCAGCCAGATCTGCCCACGTTTGTCCGTCCCGAAATAGCCAGTGCCCGTAAATCCCGGCGAGGCGACGTTCGCTTTCGACGCCGGGTTGAAAGTCGCGGAAGTCCAAACCGTCCCGCCCGCCGACACAAGAGGCGCGTTCGGCAGGATGTACTTGACCCCGTCGTAGACGAGGAAGTGAGACAGATCGCCCAGATAGACGACCCCGCCGCCAGCACCGTCGAAGACGCGGACATCGGCGAAGGTGACGCTGGCGTTGAGACTAGCCTTGCCCGCCAGGGCGTTCGCCAAGCCCGTGATCTTTTCCATCGCCAGGGCCGGGATGCGCGCGACATCGAAGACGCCGGAGGTCACGTCGGCGGCGGCGTGCTGGTGGACGGCGGCGGCCTTGCCTGCCAGGGCGTCGATCAAACCTGTGATGCGCGCCAAGGGCAGCGACGGAATACGCGCCTCATTGAAGACGCCGGAGGTCACGTCGCCCGCGCCGTGCTGGTGGACGGTGTTGGCCTTGCCCGCCAAGGTCTGGGCGATCTGGTCGAACGTCGCCTGGATCGCGGCCACCAGGGCCGTGGTGACGGCCTTCAGCCCCTTGGGGGTCACGGCCTTGGAATGGTCCGCGCCCAACACCGCCTCATCCAAGGGCGCCAGCTTGACGACGCCCTGGACTGTTTCGGACGCCTGGGGGTTCAGCCAGCCGCCGCCTTCGAACGTGATCGCATTGGCCTGGGGCGCCGACAGTTTGATGGCGGCTTCCAGAACCGCCATGGCCGGCGCCGCCTTTTCCAGCAGGGGCGCGGCCTGGCTATAGACGCCGAACAAGACGCCCGTGTTGAGGTAGAGACCGATCGTGCGGACGGTGTAGGTGTCCTCGGTCTGGTCGGCCGCCGAGATGTAGATCTGATCGTCGGCGACGACCTGGCCGGCCACGCCCGCGATCCGCTTGACCTCGCCGGGGATGGCCGCCGTCGCGGCCGAGGCTGCGATCTGGGTCGGGCTGACGCCCAGGCTGGCGATCACGACATTGGACGCGCCCGTGTTCTGGGCGTTGACCAAGGCGGTCAGGCCGGCCGTGGTGATGATGATCGGAAGGGCGGACATCAGGCGGCCTGCTGGAACTCTAGACGGCGGATCGTGGTGGGCCGGACGCCGCCCTGGACGGCGAAGCCGCCCGCGAACGACAGGCCCTGGGTGAAGGTGAAGTGAGCCCGCGCCGGCTTGGCGCGCTCGATCTCGGCGACGACCTCTTCGACGAAGCGCGCCGTGACCGGCTCGCCGGACTGGCCGTTCAGGGTCAGGACGATGGAAAAGGTGTGGGGCGGCCCCTTGGGCGTCAGCTGCCACCATTCGCGGATCGCCAGCGACCCGCCGAAGGCTTCGACCACGTCCCGGACCGACTGAACCGACCCTTTGCGGCGGGCGGTCGGGATGGCGCTCTTGACGACCGACCGGCGCACCATCTCGGGCCAGTCGGAGTTCCAGGTGCGCAGGCCGAAACTGTAACCCAGCCACGGCAGGGCGGCGAGCGGGATGACATCGGCGTTCAGCGTGTCCTTGATGGGAACCGGCAGGGCGTCGAGACGGGTCGCCAAGGCCCGTTCAAGGGCGCGCTCAAGACGGGACGCGCTGGGCGGCAGCAGGGTTTCAGTCATCCAGACCTCCATGGGTCAGGCTGACGCCCGTGCAGAAAGCGGCCTGGGTCTCGTTGCAGACGATGTTGGCGGTCGGCTGGACCAGGTCCACGCGCATGACGCCCGGAACGGTCAAGGCGGCGTAGAGCGCCGACAGATTGATGTCCCGGCCCAGGCGGTGCGCCTCGGCGACATAGGCCTTCACCGCCTTGTCGGCCGCAGCCATCACCACGAGGGGGTCGGGGCCGGAATAGGTGCGGATGACCGCCTCGATCGCGAACGGTTTGATGGTGGCCGACTGGACCTGGACATAGTCGGTCAGCGGCCGGACGGCGTCGGCGTTGACCACGGCCTCGACGGTCGCCAGCAAGGCCGGCGACGCCGTCCCGTCGCCCGTGCGGGCCAGGACCGTCACCAGGACCTCGCCAGGCGAAGGGCTGACGGCGCTGGCGTCCAGCACTTGGCCCGAGGCCGACAGGGCGTGAAACTCATAGGCCCCGGCCGGCCCCGCGACCGAATAGCCTTCCGGCGCCAGGATGAACCGCTGCCGGAAAGCGTCGTCGCTTTCGTAGGTCGGGCCGACGCCCTGGGCCGGGTCGCCCGCGTCGATCACCAGGCGCTGAATGCCGACGATGACGCCCAGCTGGTCCAGGTCCGCGCCGGTCGCCAGGGCGGGCATGACGGCGCGGACCCCGGCATTGATCTCGTTGACCTTCAGCAGCAGGCGATAGGCGAAGGCGCGGCCGGCGCGGACCATCATCTCGCTTTTCAAGGCGAGAGCCGGGGCGGCCTCGGGCGCATCGGCGATGATGTCGGCTGCGATCTCGGCCCACAGGGCTTCGAAGTCCAGCGGCGCAAGGGCGTCCGGCAAGGGCAGACGCGACAGGTCGATGGTGCTGCGGCCCGCCATCAGACGACCCCTTCCAGCAATACGACGCGGCCCTTGATCTCGACCAGCAGATCGATCGACAGCCGACCCGCCGCCGCCGAGGCGACCAGGACGCGCTTCAGAACCACGCGGGGCTCCCAGCGGTAGATGGCCTCGGCCGTCGCCGCGACCAGGTCGGCGATCACGGACGGCCCGATCGGCGCGTCCAACAGCGCCGGAACCCGCGAACCGAAGTCGCGGTCCATGACGCAGGACCCGATCAGTGTGGTCAGGATGGTGCGCAGCGACAGGCGCAGGTGATCGTCGCCCGAAACCGTGGCGCCCGTCACCGGATCGACACCCTTGAAGTCTTCCAACAGGCGCAGGGTCATGCCGCCGTCACCTTGGGCGATCCGCTGGCGATCTTGTTGTTGACCACAGGATCGCCGACGCGGGCGACGGCCGCGCCGCCCGAGCCGCCGAGGGCGACCGGGCCGTCCAGGACGATCGACGATCCGGTCAGGGTGATCGGCTTGCCGGCGGCGGTCAGGGTGATCCCGCCGTCGCGGACATGAATCGAGAGCGGACCGACATCCAGCGTCAGGGCGCCGCCGGCCGGGATCGAGACGGCGCGGGTCTTGGTGTCCTCGTCATAGAGGTCGCTCGCCCCGTCGGGCCATGACGCCAGCACCGTCAGCAGTTCGTCCGACGCCGGTTCAGCGAAATCGGCGAACGCCAAGCCCCGCAGGGCCACGCCCGCGCCCAGTTCGCCGCTCGGCGAGAAGACCAGCACCTGTTCGCCCGCCATCGGCGCGGACCAGGATTTGACCCGCCCGGCCGACAGCTGAAACAGCGGCAGATCGTTGGAGACCCACCCGTCTTCGAACTCGACGCGAACGGTCGCCGGGGTGGCGGCCAGGTCGAAAGACACGATTCGGCCGAACCGGATCAGGTTGGCGAGGCGGTTGGCGTTGTCCGCCTGCTGGAAACCGTCACGCATCGGCGACCTCCCGGCCGGCGATGGGTCCGAAATAGTCGGCCTCATGACCCGCGCCGATGCGCGGCGCCACGCCGATGTAGAGTTCCCTCAGGAAGCCGGGGGGCGGCTCGGCGTTCGCCTCGCCGTCCAGGGCGACGGGTTGATTGATCTCGATCGACCACAGGGCGCGACCGGCCGTGAGGGTTTCGCCGCTGAACAGGTTTTGGGCGCCGCCCGGTTGCGCCGGCCGCGCGAAGGCCAGACCCCAACGCGCGCCGATCGCCAGGCGCAGGATGCGTTCGACCGCCGCCAGCGCCGCCGTGTCGCGCGTCAGCTTGCCCACGCCGTCCTTGGTGACGACGTAGATGCCCAGGACAGCGGTCGCATCCAGGTCTTCGCCCGTCAGACCGGCAGCGGTCGGATCGCGGAGGCCCAGCACCGCGACGCGGACGGCCGGTGCGAACGTCAGGAAGGTCTTCAGGTCCGCCGCGCTGAACCGGCCCAGGTGGCCCTCGACGCCGAACGTCGGCAGCGCCGCCTTGATGGCGTCCACGACGGCGTCGCGCAGTTGGATCAGCTGGCTCATGCCGTCAGCCCTTCGATCCAGTCGCCCATGGCGTCCTCGATCTCGACCACATTGGCGTCCGACAGGCCCAGGTGCTGACGGGCCGGGATGGCGGCTGGCCCGGGCGCCATGTCGTCGGTGCCGCCGAAGTTCAGAATGGCGGCCTGGACCATGTTGGAGCCGACGCGAAGCGCGTCGCCGGTCAAGTCCCAGGCATAGCTGTCGCGATAGGCGCCCGAGGCGACCAACAGGGTCTGACCCTTCTTGCGGGTCGCGGCGTAGGCGTCTGACCACGGCGCCCAAGCCTCGCCCTCAGGCGTGGTCCGTTCGTCGAACCGGGCCTTGGTCTGGTTCTCGATCAGGCCGCCGACACCGGCCAGCCCCTCGGCGACCCGACGCGGGTTCCCCAGGCCGTTCAGCAGGGCGAGGACGGGCTGAAGGCCTTCCAGTTCAGTCGTGACGTGGACCGCCATCAGAACCCCCTCAGGCGGTCGCGGGTGAACAGTTTGCCGCCGGTTGCGGCGACGATGGGCTGGGGCCGTTCGCCCTGGTGGACGCTGGGCAGGCCGAGGTTCATCCGCCCCTCGGCGATGGCGTTCAGATCGGCGCGCGCCTGTTTCTCGCGGTGCTTCAGATCATCGGTCAGCTGGGCGGCGTCGGCCGAGGCCAGACGCGCCATCGCCAGATCACACGCAATGGCGGTCAGGATCATCGGCACGGCCGGCAGCGGCAGGCTGAACCGCACGGACAAGGCCGCGTCGATCAGCCCCTCCGCGTAAGTCAGCGCGCGCGTCAGCGCCTCAGAACCGTCATCGGCGCCCCCATCGGCGTCATGACGGATCGAAAGACGATCGACGTTGTCGGAGCCGAAGGCCTCGACCATGTCCGCGCGCGCCGCATACATCAGGCGTCGCCCTCAGCCTTGGCGGCCTCGGCGGCGGCCTTGTCGGCCTTGGCCTGGTCAGCCGCCGCCTTGGCGGCCTTCTTGGCCTCGGTTTCGGCCGCCTTCTCGGCCGCCGCCTGGGCCTTCTCGACGGCCTCGACGCGGTCCAGCAGTTCGGCGACGAGGGCGTCGAACCGGCCGACCTTTTCCGGGTCTTCGTCCGTGACGCCGATCAGGTCGCGCGGCACGTCGGCGAAGACGCCCGTCACCGGATCGACCAGGCGGAAGTTGATCGCCACATCGTCCACCAGGCGCAGGATACGCTCGGCGTCGAGTTCGCCCTGTTCGACCAGGACGGGCTCGCGGTTGGAGGCGAAGTCGATGCCGGCGCGGACATAGGGCGCCCGCGACGACAAGAGGCCGATCATCAGCCGCGCCTTCAATGTGGGGAAGGATGCTGCCGTCATGGTCAGCCCACCCACGGAGCTTCGACGATCTCAACATCCTTGTAGAGGGTGTTGGTGTCGCCGCCGCCGACCAGCATGGCGTCGAACAGCTTCTTCGCAGCGGCCCGGTTGCCCGGCCCGACGACGATGATGGTCGGACGGACATTCAGAACGCCGCCTTCCTCGTTGCGCTGCGAGGTCATGGCTTCGAAGGCCGCCTCGTAGTTGGCCGCCGTCAGATCGGCCTTGGAGCCGAACGCCAGCTGCCAGAAGCCGAACCCGGCGTTGCAGCGGGTGTCCACGCCGTATCGGAACTCCTTGGCGGTGAAGACCACTTCGTCGGTCAGGGCCGTCATGGCCGTGAACTCGGGCTTCTTGCGCTCTTGGAAGATCAGCGGCTTCAGCGGACGGCGGGTGTCCAACAGGAACCAGGGCTCGCCGGTCCCCGCCTGCATGTTGGAGACCTTGCGGTCGCCGACGGGATGTTCATCGTCGAAGAAATTCTGACCGTCGTAGCAGGCGGTGGTGAAGCCGTTCTTCAGCAGGGTGAAGACCAGCTGGTCGGGAAGTTCGGCGGCGACCTGGGCCATGGACGCCATCATCGGTCCATAGATGCCGAACTCGTCGTCCTCGATCGCGTCGCGAGGGACGCCCACGGTGCTTTCATAGCCCTTGTTGACGACCTGGTAGCTGCTTTCCGACAGCGACTTGACCTGGCGGTCGCCGATCCATTCGCGCATCCCCGGCCAGGCGCCCAGCCAGCCGTAGGTGTTGGACGAGCGGCTGGACGGGACGCGGGTGGCGACCTTGTCCCAGACGGGCTTGATGCCGGTCAGTCCGGTGTTGAAGTCGTTCCTGAAGCCGGTGTTCAGGGCCGACAGGGCGGCGGCGGTTACGATCATGCTCTTGGTCTCCTATCGACCGGCGCCGATGCGGACCCAGACGCCAGCGTCTTCCAGGTCATCGACGATCCCCGCGCGTGCGCGGGTGTTGTTGGGGGAGGTCCGGGCCACGGTTTCGTCATCGACGACGAAACAGGGCTTGCCGATGTCGGCGCGGGTGACGGCGTCCGTGGACAGGTTGTCGAACAGGAAGCAGCCGGCGCGTGTCTTGACGATCGAATCGCCGTTGGCGGGGCCGCCTTGGACCCCCTCCTCGGCGACGCCGACCACCTGAAGGGTGGCCGCGTCGGCGGCCTTGGCGGCGTTGTCCGCGCCGACGCCGGTTCGGCCGGGCGCGGCCCAGCCGGACGCCAGCACCACCAGGGCGCCGGCATGGATCACGGCGTTCGCGGCGACGGGATGACCGTGTTGACGGCCGCCGCGCTCCTGGGTCTTGCGACCTTGGGTCAAGGCCATGGGTCAGCCTCCCTTCTGCTGGTTGGACTTGAAGGTTGCCTCGTCCTGACCCAGGGCGCGGCAGACGGCCCGCTCCTCATCGGTCAGGTCCGATCCGCCCGACGCCTTGACGGTCTCGGCGCGGTTGGCGGCGCGGCTTTCGGCGGCCCCGGCGATGACCGGCATGGTCTTCACCAGGTTTTCGAACCGCTCCAGGCCGCCCTCGACGCTGCACATGGCGCGGTAGTCATCCACCGATGCGGGGATGATCTTGCCTGCGTCCTGGGCGGCGGCCAGGGCGGCGTCGATAGCCTTGGCGTGATCGGCGTCAGCCTTGGCCTTCAGCGCGGCCTCGGCGGCCACCGCCCGGTTCACGGCGGCGTCGAGGTCGGCGCGGGGCGCGTAGCTCGACAGATCCACCGATCGGTTTGCGGCTTTCGCCTGGGTCACGGCGGCGACGATCTGGTCGTCGGTCGCGTTGGCGGACAGCCCGAGGACGGCCGCCAGTTGGGTTGCGATGCTCAAGGGTTGCTCCTGCTCGCGGGTGATGTCCGTCGCGGCCTCGTCCGCCGATTGGCGGTTGAGGGCGGTCAGGACGAGGTTGGGGGTGTTGGTGAGGGCCGCGCTGACCAGGCGGCGGATCACGCCGGTCACCTTGTCGTAGGCGAAGACCGGGCTGATGAAGCGGTACTCGCGGGCCTCGACCATGGTCCGGCCGCGCAGGGTCCAGTCCACACGGCCCCAGATGGAACCGTCGTCGCGGACCTCGGTCTGTTCGATCCAACCGGCGGCGGGCGCGTCCAGGCCCTGGGGCGCCCGGTTCTCGGTCGCATGTTCCCAGTCCAGCGGCAGGGGATGGGTCTCGGCCGCCGTCGCCGTCACCACGGCCTGCGGATCGGGGTTGATCCAGGCCCGACCGTCGCGGCCCTGCACGTCGAAGCCGCCGGGGATCAGTTCGATCCACTCCGGCGCCGTCCCCGCCTCATTGAGCGCGATGGTCTGGATCGGCGTTGCGATCGTCGCCGAGGTCTGTTTGTTTGCGGTTGCCGAAGGCGTTGTCATGACGCCATGATCGGGGGGCGGCGGGCGTCACCACACCCCGAAGGTTTTCGGGGTCACGTCGATTTCAGAGGCCGCTCGGCCGGGTTGTTTTCGCTGCTACGCTTCCTATTTGACCTGACCAGTCAAACTTTGGGAGGAGTAGAATGCCCGTTACCGACATCGACGGCCGCCAAGTCATTGAGCATGGCAGCTTTATCATTCCGAACGGTTCGAGCGAGGCCAAACTAGGCATCCGCGAACTGTTCCTCCGCATCCGCATAGATCCTGCTCGCGCAGCTGGCGAGACCCTAGCGGAGGCAACGCCTCAAGGACCTGTTCTCTACATCGGAAAACTGACGTTGACACAGGTAGCGGCTTGGACGGGCCGCCTTGATGGCGGTGGCCACAGCTACCTTGTCCACATCTCCGCAAGAGCGGTGGCTGCTGACGATTTCACGGTCCATACGATCGACTACATCGTGACCGTCTGACACCGTCCCGCAACCGGCGCCGCTATGACCATGCAGCTATGAGGGACCAAAATGTCCATTGTGAAAATAGGCGCTAAGCGCACCTTCGAGACAGGATCGGCCGTGCTGACCAACCCGGCCAAAGAGTTCGAACTGTCGGTCGCAAACTTCAATCCGACCATTCGGATCACTTCCAGCACGGCGAAACCGCAGGCCGCGACGGGGCTGAGGCCGGTGATCGAGCTACCGGCCATCCAGGGTCCAGGTTCCAGCTATTACGAGAACGCTTTTACCGACAGCTCGACTTCATACACTCTCGCCCTCGTCATCCGCAGCTACGGCAGTGGTGACCAGCAGGTCTATGCCGTGGATTATTCGGTCACGACCTGATTGATGCCATGCGCCTAAGGGCGTTTAAGGGCTCTAATGACGCCCTCGGGGCCGGTTCAGGCGCGCTTGGACCGGCCCCGTCCGTTTAGGCGCTCCTGACGCGGTTTCTTCGAAGGGGTGACTTCGCCGGCCGAAACGTCCATATTCACCCCAGATCGGGCGAGCCATTCGTTTACCGGCGTCCGCGCCGCGAGGGGGCGACGACCCTCCGCCCGATCATCCTCGCTTCCTGATCTGTCGCGCCGCTCGCCGGGCCTCGATCGGATAGAAGGATGCAAGGATGAGCTCGCCCTTGCCCGAGGTCTTCACGACCGCCTGATACCAGCCGCCGTCCGTCTCCATCACATAGACCGCGCGACGATCGACGTGTTCGACCAGCACGCCGTCGTCTAGCACAGACTGAAGCCGGTCCAAGTCCGCCGCCTTCAGCCCGCGCGATCCCTCTCCATGCTTCTCCAGCTTGGTCTTCAGGGTGTCGCTGGACACCATGACCAGCAGGGCCTCCGTTTCGAGTTCCTTTTGAAGCCGGGCCGGGGCGATGGCGGCCGGGGCGAAGGTGCGCGTGGGCAGGTGGGCGAAGGCCTCGGGCGTGGAGCCTTTCCAGAAGTCGGTCAGCAGGGCGCGGGCCGCCGGCTCGCCCGAGGCGATCAGCCGGTCGGCCATATTGGTCATCAGGGTTTGGGCGCGATTCAGGCCGGGGTTGGTCTGCCAGCCGGGGTCGATGCCCTGGGGAACCGTGACGCGCTCGGTCGATCCGTCGTCCAGGGTGCGGCTGAAGGTGCGGGTCGGCACGTCGAACGGCGGCGTCACCCCGCGCCGGGTCGCCTCGGCCTTTGTGATCTGGCGTAGCCAGCATTTGCAGCCCCAGCCGTTGGGCGGAAACCAGGCCGTCCAGAACGGGTCGTCCACCGGCCTGACGACGCCTTCCTTGGCGACGTGTTCGGGCCGGTGCCGTTCGCTGGGGCCTAGCTGGTACAGGTAGAACGGCAGGACGGGCTTGGTCCGCTGGCCCCGTTCCCACTGGCCGGCCGCCCGCGCGCTGCGCAGATTGGCGTCATAGATGATCCGCAGCCGGCGCGGCGTCCCCAGTTCGCGCGGCTTGACCTCGCCGGTCGCCGGGTCGGCCATGTCCACGGCCTCGCCCCACCACCCGCGCTTGACCAGTTCCGGCTTCAGGTCCCGCGCCCATTGTTCGTAGGGAACGCCCTCGTCGATGGCGGTCTGAAGGCTGGACCGGATGGCGCCCAGCACGTCGGCCGAGGTCGCCTTGGCGACGGTGAAGGCATAGGCGTGTTCCTCGCCCCAGACCTCCGACCAGCGGAAGGCCGGCCGGTCGCCCTTCTGTCGGAAGTAGGCGCTGACCTCGGGCGGCGGGTCAGGGCTGAAGGTGAAGCCCTGGGTCACGTCTCACCGATGACGCCAGCCGTCGCGCGCAGTTCAAGGGCGAGTCTTTCCAGCGCATGCGCCCAGTCCGTCAGACGGACTACCGGCTCTCGCCCATCCGACCCGCTGAAACCGACAACGGTCGCATCAATCCCGCCGACAGGGTTGGGCGACAGTTCGATCAATCCCGTCCAAACCGGGCCGGGTCGCGCCTTCGCCAAGTCAATCACCTCTCCCATCTCAGGCCTCGGGATCGTCATGCACGTCGCCGTGCGCGCGAGCCTTGAAAAAGGCGGCGCCTAAGGTGCGAGCCAGTTGAGCGGGATCCATCTGGGCTGCCGCTTCAACGATGCCGGCCTCGAACTCGGCATAGCTGTTCGACGCCGAAGCCAGCCGTTCGAACGGTTCGACCAGCGGGTCCAGGTCTTCGGTCCAGCCCTCCATGGCCTCGGCCGCCAGGTCGTCCATGCGGTCGCCGTCGCCGGACCCGACCCGGTTCACGGCGCGGGCCTGGTCCTTGATGCGGTTCTGCGCGCGTGTCGCCGGGGTTTCGGTCACGTCGGCCGGGGCCAGGACCGCGCGCCCCTGCGGCGCCAGAACCTCGTCGTCGTGCTCGGGCGCTTCCAGACCGAACTTCTCGCGCATCTGGCTGGACTTCACCTTCAGCCCGCGATCGATCAGCGGCGCGATGGCTTCCGACAACGCCTTCAGGTCTTCGGTCTCGGGCGTGTCCAGGCGCAGGCCCGGAAGGGCGGCGTCGGGGCCGTAGTTGAACTTCACATAGGGTTCGATCACGTCCCGGCGGATGGTGCGGGCCAGCTGGCGCGCGTCGCTCTCGCACAGGTCGCCGCGCACTCCGTCCAGAACCACGGACTGGGCGTAGCCGCCGCCCCGCTGGACATCGGCCGTGCCGGACTGGCCGACGACAGCCTTCGACACCTGTTTGTCCAGGAACTCGGCGAACTTCTGATAGAGGTCCGCGCCCGATCCGACCCCGCCTTCCGCCTTGATGAACTCGATCTCCATCGCCTTGGGGATCACAGCCGCGCAGTCGGTCCCGATCATGGAGACGGCGTTGAACAGGATGTCCACGTCCTTGGGCGTGGCGCTGGCGTCGTATTTGCCCAGGCGCAGCGGCTGGCCGTAGCTCTCGGCGAAGGTGGCCCAGTCCTTGACGCCGTAGAATTTGAACAGGAAGGCCCAGGCCGCCAGGCGCGCCAGGCCGCCGCGCACCGGCAGGCCCATCTTCAGGTTCGGGCGGTGGACCGCGAACTTGAACGGCTTCAGTTCGACGCCGTTCGCCATGTCGGCCGTGTCCAGCATCCGCAGGGTGTGGCCGGTTTCGCGGTCCCATTGGAACCAGCGCGGATCGCGCCAGGCGTACTGGTTCGGAACCCAGCGCCTGCCGGTGGACCAGCCGATCTCGACCACGGCGTAGCCCTTGCCCAAGGCGTCCAGGGCGCCTGCGCACAGGTCTTCGAAGGCCTCGTCTTCAATGATCTCGGCCCGGACCGCCTCGGCGATCTCGACATCGCGCGGATCGTCGGACGCGGGCTTGACGTTGCGGTCCAGACCCATGACGGCCAGCTTCCGCTTCCCCAGCTCGGACGCATAGTGCCAGTCGCGTTCCTCCATCTCCTCGGCCAGGGTCAGGTAGTCGTGGGCGTCGCCGTCCGCCGCCCGCTGGAGCAGGGACGCCAGCCGGCCGGGCGTCAGGCCCGCCGCCACGGTCGAGTTGTTCCAAGCCTGGCGGACGCCGGCCGTGGTCGGGCGCGCCACCACCTCGGCGATCTCGGCCTTGGTCGCGGCCGAGGCGACGTTCAGCGGGCGGCCATAGAGGTCGATCAGGCCGGACTTGGACAGACCGGGTTGTAGAAGCTCGGTCATCGCAGCGCCCCGCACATCCAATCACATTCCTCGGAACCGGCTTTGGAACACTGTCCGTCTGGGCCGAGACCGCAATCGGCGTATTCGTCGCCGTCCAGATCGAGGTCGTCCGGTTCGTCTTCAAAATCGTCTGGCGTCAGGCGATCGAGTGAGCTGGATTTGGTCATCAGTGAATCCTTCGCCCGCCGTATCGCGAGCGGCTGACATGGTCGGACTGGCGGTCGGGCGCTTGGCCTCGACCCGCGCCGCGATAGTCGTAGGGCTGATACGGCACGTCGGCCGCGCGGCAGGCCAGGGCCGTAGCCCAGAACTCGTCGGCGTGAACCTCGCCGTCATCGACGATCCGCACCGCCCCGCCGACGCCGCCTTCCTTCTTGATGGCTCGATAGTCGGTTCGCAGATCGACCAGGGCGGGTACGCGGATCGTGCAGTTCTCGACCCGATCCTTGAAGGCGGTGGCGAGGTCCAGGCGGTTAGGGCCGGTCAGCAGCTGACCCACGATCCGGGTGTCGCCGTATATCCCCTGTAGATCTTCGACGACTTTTTCGCCCATGCCCGTCTGGTCGATCCAGGCCGAGGCCACGCGCCGCGTCTTCCAGATCGCGTCGAAGGCGTCGTCTTGGGCGCGGAAGGTTGCGCCGCGGCCGATCCAGCGGTCGCGCAGCCACAGCACGTCGCCGACGAGTTCGAAGGCGTGAATGACCGACAGGTCGCGGCGGCGTGCCACGTCGCGGCCGATATAGACCAGGCCGCCGGTGTAGAGTTCTGGCCTGCCGGCGTCGTCGTGTTCGCAGGTCGAGAGTTT